TCTCCTGATTCAGAAGCCATGCCGCACGCTGCATGAAATTGGCGCCAGAATGATTTCTCAGTATCAATAGTGGGCCAGACCGCATCCATATGATTATTCTCATCAACCTGGAGCATGTATTCTGGCGTCTTTTCCACCTTGGCGTGGAACGCCTCATACTGGGCGAGCAGTTCTTCCAATGTCAGTGACATCTTAACCCCTCTTTCTGAGTTGATCGCAGACCTTGAGAATTTCTGTGGAAGCCTTGACTTGTCCTCCCATCTTGACAACATTGGCGAGTTTCTCCAGTTCTTCAATGAGGTCACAGTCCTCAGGGAACAGGAAATAAGCGGCCCACGGTTGAACTGCCAGAACCTTTTCAGTCATACACCTGACCACAGCCCGGTACTCATCTTGAGTGCGACCACCAGCCCTGGACCGGGCCAGTTCAGAAAGTGTCCTGAGATTGTACTTGCATATGATGTTAGTGCAGATGTTCGTAGGCAGGACGCCGCGCGCATCCTCGATGGGTGCTCCATAATCAAGCAATTTGTTATAATGCATTTGCGCATCTTCCATGGCTTCTTTGAAGATGCTTCCGTGGGCTTGGTCGCCCTCGCGGTCAAAGCGTAGAGGCATCACATATTGGAATTGGTCTTGACGCGTCACACGCATACTCTGTTGCGCAAAACTGCCAGTACGTGTCCGAACAATTTGGTGGGTACACGCACGGCTCACGTCGTTGACACAGAAGATGTAGTCAGAGAACTCCCAACTGGATGGGATGGTTTTTGCCATATACTGGAGTTCTTCCAGCTTCTTGGCTTCAGGCCATTTGGCAATCTCATGCAGTAGGCTAGGCTTCAGTTCCAAACGGGTTTGTTTGGTCCAAATCATGATCTCAGCTGCGAATGGATTGTAATAGGTTAGGTCCACATTCATTGTGGCTTCCTCCTGCTCTTGCGTTTTGCATGGTTGCTCAAATCCTTCAAGAGAGTTTCTGGTTTCAAACCGCTGCTGCTTCGCATGAGCATGATGTATTCCACATTAGCTGCTGCAAGTGGAAAGCCATGCACTAGATACCAATTTCTTAATGCTTGTATCATTGGATGCTCCCTTGTTTGGCGATGGACATCAGGCGCTGGTTGTATGCGCTGTCAGCCATGATCATGCGCTCGATCTGTTGAAGGTCTTTGCACAGATCATCAAGCAGGATTTGGCGCCATGTTGCAAATCTGCCCAGGCTGTAAATGTTGTAGTCACGCGTCACTTGATACATGAACCCACGGCGTACATTTTCGTCAATCGGCACGATTTTGCCGAACTCCTGCTTGCTCACCTTCCACCCAGGTGTTTGGGCAAGGCTTGATGGGATGCCGAAATTCTCCAAAGTAGCATTGAAGATGGTACCAGCATCCGTTCCTGGGTCTGCGTTAAGCTCAATGCTGAGGCGGTTCCCGGTGATGCTGGCACGATAGACTGGGTTATCCAGGTCGCTAAAGTAGAGCGTCTGTTGGACATCACAGACAGGGAATGTGATTGATGCGCTAATGACCCAAATCGGCTTCCACGAGAAATTGGGCTTTTCCTTCCAATCCAATATGCTCATCAACACCGGCATTGGTATGGTGGAAATGATCGGCGCGCGCAACCCTTGGAGTTTCATGTTGCCAGTGACGTCATGGAATTGTAATCCGGTGTCGTATATGATATCAACACCGCGCGCAAGCAACTCCACGAAATTGGTTGGCGGAATAAAGCGATGATCCGCATTCGTACCGTTCCAAATCGAGCGGTCAATAACCCTGCCGCTCACCTTCATGGCATAGGCATTTGCGACGTGGGGGTTAGGGCGATCCAGATATGTGTTGTTGGCAATAATGCCTCTGCGTATCACCACCTGCCGCGTCTTGATGCCAGTAATCGACTGAATGCCTTCAGTGCGGAACCTGAGCAGAGCCTCGTGATTGTGGGGAAGCGTTTTCTGCTTCTCATATACAATTGGCTCATGCTTCCTGAAGTAATTAGCGGCAAGAAGTCCAGCCATTCCGGCTCCGATGATGATCACAGCAAACTCCTCATGTACATATCAGTTTCAGGGGCAACGATGGTCAACTTCTCTCTGGCGCGAGTAACACCGACATAGGCCAAACGGCGTTCCTCATCTGGATTGGTTTCCGCATTACGAAATGCTGAGTTGTAACAATCAGTGAATAGCACAACATGATCAGCCTCTCGGCCCTTACAAGCATGGTACGTTGTTAGATCAATCTTAGGCTGGGTTACAATCGCATCTAAGCCTCTTTGGTGAATAATAATGTCTATCAGGTCGTTTTTCTTGACGTCGTGCGGAGCACGCGCAAGCTCATTGACCCAATGGGCATCGAAGTTCAGTTTGAACTCTTTGGCCATCAATTTACGATCCATCATCCACTCTGGGTGCTCGCGCGCTTGAGCGCGGACGGATCGCAGCTGCTCTTTGGTGAGGCCCTTCACCTCAAGAATACGCACCACATCATTCATGCCAACATTATCACCGCGCTGGAGTTTAATCCAGGCATAGATAGCTTTGGCACGCTTTGTATTCACCAGAGTACGCCCTCGATGGCTGTAGGCAATGCCCTTCTCAGACAGCATATCTGAAATGCCAGCCAGCTGCTTGTGATGGCGAGCCACAACCATTGTGGTTTGATCTGCTTCCAAATCCAGGTACTCAATTGGTGAGTTCCAATATTCAATTTCACCCCCGGTTCCACGCACCTCGATTTGTTTGGCACGGCGCTCTTTGACCTCACTGATAATTTGGTTTGCAAATTGCCAGATGTTCGCTCTCAACCGATAGGTCTTTGGTAGCACCATTTCATTATCGCACGGATGGTGCAGGAAGCCAGTAGGATCGGCGCCAATAAAGCCATAGATGCTCTGATCATCGTCGCCGGCAATGTATACGCGCTTACAAGCACCCATAAAATTGTGGACCACTTCCCATTGTAACCGGGACAAATCCTGGGCCTCATCAACTATGAGCACATCAATGTCTAGTGCCTTTGGCTTCTCCATGTAGAGTTGTAGCATGTCAACAAAGTCAAACTTGGTGTTCTCCACCTTGTAAGCCTTGTATTCATCCATGACCTCTTTGAGAGTATCAGTGTCGCACCAATCAGGCCACTGATCTGGAAAGTCTTTCCAATCCTGCATCCATGCGGCAGCAAATTGCCGTATGGCGAGAATTTCATTACCGCCGCTGTTATTGTATCCAAGTGGGAGGCCGTCGTCATCCATAGACTCAGTGAAGTTGACTGAGAAGGGCATCCCAATACGGTCACCAAATGCCAAATAATCTGGGACTTGCATAACCTGGTATTTGCTAAGGCCCACAGCATTAAAGCAGATGCCATGAATAGTGCGGAAATATCGGAATGTATCATTGTTGTGCACCGGAATGATTTTGTAGACGCGCTCACGAGCCTCATCGCGGGCTGCTACGGTGTGCGTAACAAACGCAATCTTCGTGAGAGGGGTTCCTGCCACTAACTCTTTCTGGAGAATGTCCAGCAATGTTGTAGTCTTGCCCGTGCCTGGTGGGCCGTAGATTTTCTTGAGCTCAGGCATCAAATGTTATCTCTGTCAAGAAGCCTGACTATTTCCTGCTTGCCGCCTGGGGGAAACACATAGAGGCATCCATCAGGCATATACCAAGTTCTTGGCAAATGCGGATGCTTCACCCATCCAGCTTCTTCTGGAGTGAGATATTTCACTTTGACAAGTTTGTCATCTTCAAGCATTTTCATCCATCCCTAGCTTATTGGCTATACGATTGAGAATTTCTTGCTGCTTCTCGCTGATGAGCATCTTTTGCTGATACTTCATCAATTTGTCATCCATGCTAGCAACGAATATCTGCTCCCACTCGGTGATCTTCTCTGGGTGATCTTCCGCCTCTGCCAGCAACTCCTGCATCCAGCGCACGCCGCTGTGTCCTAGTGCTTCAGAATTGGCCATGTTTTGGCTCCTCAAACCAGATTTGTTCCTCGTTCAGCGGGTAAATCCACACTCTCATAGGCACGTTCTTGACGCGCAATAGCTTAGACATGCAGCCCATTTCGCGGAGTTCTGTCCAAATCTTCCTGGTCTCAATGTCCTTGCGGTATATTTGACGATATGCTTTGACAAAGTCCTCACCACGGAACCAAATCTCTCTGGCATCCTTCTCCCAAAATGGCAGGCCCTTGGAAATATCTTCACGCGATCGACAGCGTGGGATCATGTTCTTTGCCCACTCATGGATCACGTAGCGGACCTGACCCTCAATAGACACATCATCTGGCGCATCTTCCTCAGTTTTCTTAGTGGCAAACACTGGCTCCAACATTTTGTCCAGGTCGTCAGCGTCAAACCGCTTTACAAACTTCCCGGTCCCTGCCATTATAGCTTGCCTGAACCGGGAAGGATTTGAGATTGAATCAGCTTCCATTTGTACCTTGCTGCCATCTATCTCAAAGATGAACACGCGCGGCGTTGACTTGATCACAGTCAGCGCAGTGATCTCAAATGTCTCGTATTTCGCTCCAGAACCAATCCCGTATTTGCGAGCCAGGCAAGCTGTCTGATCGCAGTGTGACTTCATTGGCTCGTGCTTGCAATAATACTCATATTTCTTCTTGCGGTGGTTCTTGAATATATCCGCAAGTTCAGTATGGCTTATAGGAGGATGGCAATAGTGCTGGTTGAATTGCTCAACCATTTCCTTCCAGTTATTCTGATCGACGCGCTTGTAGAACACACACATATGGGCGAGCAAGCTGTTGCGCCCACCTTCGCGCATCCCCTCTGTGGCAAAGTATTCAACGCACGGAGGCGCATCCTTCCAAATGTTCTCGACCGGCGCCACCCTCTTGGCGAGGCACATCTCAAACTCTTTGGGGGTGATCGCCTTAGCGTTAGCATATTGCTCAAATTCAGCGAGCGTCAAACGCTCTGCATTCAGGCCAAACGCATAGCGGCCTGTGTTGTCCCCTCCAAAGTATGGTGGGATGATCCAATTTCCAAAAGCAGCTTCTTCTGTCTCTGCTTGCTTCGGGAAAACGTCAAAGTCTGTGAAATGGAAGACAGGCTTGAGCAGGTCAACCCATTTGTAAATGAGCTTGCGCGCTGCCTCAGCCGTTACAAATCCATTGATGAAACAATAAAGATGAGCACCCCCTGACTTAGAGCGACATACAATTGCCGGGATTTCATATTCCTCGACCTTGGCAATCAACGCCTTATGGTCGATTTTGTAGTCATCTATGTCAAGGGCAAACCAACTGCATGTTCCATTTGGAAGGATGGGAACGATACCCAACATCACCTTTCCAGTTAGGTGATTGGTCCAGTGATTTTCGGTCACATCGCCGCGATGGGTGCGTCCCTTGCCTTTCTGTTTGCCGTCACTCCTGGTCTCACTGACGACATAGGAACCATAGCAGTCGGTTCGCCCAGCAAATAGCTGAGCGAACCGTCGCATGATCAGAACTTCCCGTCGCCAGTACCCTTGCTGCCAGCACGCGCTTCATTCTGCGCATCGTCGTCCATGGCGACCTGATAGCTGGCCGTTTTGAACTGATCGAACACAGTCTTGGCGCGATGGAATGTGTCGCTCTTTGGGTCGATGAAACCTGCTCCATCAAACACCCAATTGGCATAGCGGTTGTCACCGCTTACTTCTTCCACTGTGGAAAGGTTGTACATCTTGGCGAACAACGGCGGGACTTGGCCATTTGACATCGGCGCGTTGATGATGGCGTTAAGGTTCTTGGCCTTCTTCTCCGCAGTACGGGCCAATGAGATTGCCACCACCTCAAAGTTGCGCTCCGGCAAGCATACCAGATAGTGGTGATGCTTTGTCGCAGCAGGCCCGCTCTCAGGGTCATTGGGGACTTGCGTTCCCCATTCACTGAGCTTGTCCTGGTCGATGTATTCGGCAGTCTTATACTCCACTGCTGTGCGACCGTCCAGTTTGTCAGTGAATGTGGAATTGGGCTTATCCCACTTGTAGCGATAGCCATTCTTGGTCTGGACGCGCTTGGCGCGCGCCATGATGCCACCGCCAGTCTTGCGATCCCGCCACAAGATGTACTCGGTGGTGATGCCGACGATAATGCCCTTCAGCTTATCGCCTTTGGCGCACACCACTTCCTTTGTGATGCTGTGGTACAGGTCGCCTTCTTCCACAATCTTGTCCTTGACCTCAGGGGTCATGGACTGCCCCAGCTTAAGCCGTGGAATTGCAATGTCTTTGACATCGACCTGCTCGGTGCCTGCTCCGGCATCTTCGCCATAGTCGTATGTTTGAACAATTGCGGGAAGATTGGTCTTTGGTTCTTCCACAGGGGCAGGTGCACTCGCCTTCTTAGCCATTTTCACTTCCTCAATGATGCGATTGAAACGTAGGTTGCGTTGAAGATTGCAGGCATTGTTACGCCCTTCTCCAATTGTTCACGCGCAAACGATTGGAGAGTTTTCGGCCAGACGTATTCCACGATCAAGTCACCATGACCGTTCTCTGCCAGCCATTGATAGCCTGTTTGGCGGTCCTCAGCCTTGAGCCCAATCCGCACTTCGCTGCGCAGATAGAGCGTTCCAACTCCCTCCAGTTTCATAGAGGCCACGCCAGCATCTTGCATTAGACCGGGCAGGTCTTTTTCCTGGATGTTCTTGATCTCAGCATTGACGACAGACAAGCTGTCCTCAATCTCATCCTTTGTCGTCTTGAGCTCACGCAGCCTAGACGCCAAATCAATGATGCGTTTCTCACTCATTGCCACGCTCCACGTTGTTGTTGTATTCTCGCTTGGTAATCAGGCGCGAGAAGCCTGTTTTACTGACGCATCAAATCCACTCTTTGATGCCGTCTTTCAGGATTTGATCGGACAGATGCTTGTTGTTCCGCAGCACGCTTATGATCTTAACATCAATGGTAGCTGGGACCACGATGTCAACGTAATCCACCGATTTAGTTTGACCGATACGGTGGGCACGGTCCTCTGATTGAACGCGATCTTCTGTGCTGAAAGAATTGCTGAAGTATATGACAGTATTTGCTGCGTGGAGTGTAATGCCAATCCCGCCTGTACGCACTTGTCCGACAAACACTTGAACGCTTGGGTCGCTTTGGAAAGATTGACGCGCAGTAACTCGGTCAGTTTCTTTGACGTCTCCATAGAACACGACATGTTTGATCCCTTCCTTCTCCAGCGCACGCATCATGGCGAAGATTTCCTGGCGAAACTTGCACCAAACAATAACCTTGCCATTCGTCTCTTGGATTAGTTCTACAATCTCTTGGACCTTGGGATTAAATTCAGCCTCCATAATCGGTTTGATATCAACTTGATCCCCCATTTCATTGAAGATGGGGTAGAAGCCTGATGTAATCTGTTGTAGGCGCATCAGCTGCGTAAGGACGTGCGTGGTCTCTAAAGTGCTGCTCTCACGTAGTTCCTCTAGGTGTGTGCGCGCCTGTTCTTTGGTTTGTTCGTACAGCTTCCACTGTTGATCAGTCATTTCGACATATCGCTTGCTGTACAGTTTAGGCGGCAAATCAAGGCAATCATCTTTGAGCACGCGATAACTGACGCCGGCAATCCTATGCGTCAATTCATCCAGGTTACAGTAATTCATAACCTGGTATCCCATATATCCTCCCATTATCGCATAGCGATTGCGGAAACCATAATAGGATGTATAGCCTAGAATGTCAGGTGACAAGAATGAGAATTGAGAGAATGAATCAAGCGGCGACTTGATGATGGGCGTCCCTGACATTATCCGGGCATAGTCACAGCGGGCGCGGAACCTCAAGCACGACTTGGTGCGCTTGGCTGTGCGGTTCTTGATCTTGGTGCTCTCATCAACCACAATCATTGCCTTTCCTTTGCTAAGGAAATCCTCGCAAACGGCTATGGCTCGTGGTGAACTGAGACCTTCCACATTGACCGCAAGAAGTTTGAGTATGGAAGGATTATCCACTTCCTTCCATAACTGCTCGATAAAATGACGGGTCGATTGAGTTGCCTGAGCCACATAGCAAGCCTTGACATACGGTATGTCTGGTGCCATGTGGGTAGACACCTCATCCGTACCTCCATTTGGGTCAACCCAATTTGTCTTAACTGAATTTGGAGCAATAATGAGTAGACGGTCAATCCGATCCTTTCTGAAATTATGAGCCGCATCGTCAAGCAGGACTTTGGACTTGCCAGTACCTTGTTCCATAAGGTAGGCAAAGACTTCTTTGTCTCTACCACCCAACAATGCCGTCCGCTGGTGTTTGAATGGAGGCAATTTGAAAGCCACGGCATCCAAATCATCATGGACTGGTTCAGAACCTCTAGCAAAACTATCACGTTGTTCTGCCCGACGCTTCGCTTCATCGTATTGTTCATTTGCGGCTTCATCCCATTGAGCCGTGGGAAACCACTGTTTGACATAAGACATATTTTGGAGCGTGGGCTTAAATATCCACGCCTTGGTGCGGCTATCAAATCGACGTTCTGGAATACTCTTTGCGCGCTCGTAATCAATATGGCTCCAAAGGAACGTCAATGCCAGTTGTGAGCCGCGCATTTCAATTTTTATAGACATGCCCGTCATTCCTTAGCAGGGACCAGAGAGCCTAGCCTGGGTAGTATATGCGCGCGAGAGGCTATATTGACCCGAATTGATTAGTGGATCGTAACGGGGCGTAACGCTCAGGCGTTACGTGTTTTCGCGAACGATACCAACTGCTTACATGCTAACGTAACTGGTAACGCCTTGTACCGCGAAAAGAATATTGTAATTCAATTCGCTCTCGCGCGTCCGTTACGCGGTTACGTGGGGTCTTCATGAGTGATTTCGCCCCGGTTCTCAATTGGTTAGCAGACGTAACGGAGGATGAACTTTAACGTAACGCAACGTTACGTCAAGGTGCTACATAGCCGTTATGACTGTAGAACTTGACCGAACGATTGAACCAACCGTGGATGAAATCAACATTCTTCTGCCGATCCACTACAAATTGTATGTAGTGGCGAATACGATCATCCACCATTTTGTTGAGCCCTGTACCGGGGCCGTGCGTCAACAAGAAGCGATTGGCAGCACCGGCTGAGGCCTGCCCAATAGAACCATCAGGTTTGGCGCCCCAGGTTCTCTGGACGCACTTGATGGCATCCTTGGCGTTAATGAAGAAGTCAAAGACAAAGTCTTGGAATGATCGAGGCACCAGGTCCAGGTTGCCTCGCATCCAATAGCGTTGGTGGTAGATAATGCGGGCTTCATCAATGGTGAGATTCATTACACCAAGATTGGTGATGGGGCGTCCGCGAAACTCTTGGAGGGTAGCGAAGGTGATCCCGTACTTGGTGGCGCCGCCTGGATCGGAAGGATGGTTCACAAACCCACTTTCTCGCTCAATCGTCCGGTCGATTATCGCCTGAATGTGTGTATCCATGTAGGAGAAGCTCCTAGACACACAGGCAAGGGTCTAACACAGGATTGTATAGGGAGGCTCTGGTGTGTGTGTCCCGAGCCTCCCTATTGGTCTGTATTCTGCTCAGAAGCCCAAAATCGCTCCTGTGGCCCTGCCGATGAAGTATCCGGCGATGCCGCCAATGAGAAGCGGGAGGATTTGCCGGAGAAGCCATGCAGTCCACTGGTTCTTGGTCGTAGGAACGTCATTCATCTTGGTCCACCTTGTCTGTTGGGATCGAGTTTGCACTCATGAGCGTTCGCTTCATTCGTGTTATGATCATCCAACACGGATGAACCCTTCTGGAGTTGGATGAGTGCAGCTTCCTTACTCCAGTTATGCGACTTGTATGTGTCGCAGTTAATTGGGTCGCGGTAGATCGGAAGCTGGGTCGTGGGTGCACCTTGGCAAGCTGACAGCATCAGGTTTGCAGCAATCAGACCCAGAACCATCCACTGCGCACCAGACCTTGGCGAAGGCTGGTAGTGCCTTGCGTTGCTTCTCACGTTCATTGGCATCGCGTATCCCTTTCAATCTGTCCTCAAGCGCCTTCTGACGCAATTGTGATTCACGCTTGTCACCAACCTGATCATCCCAGTAAGAGTACACAGCGACTGCTGAACCAGCCAGGGCCGCGACTATGATCCCGGTACTGATCGCCTTGCCGAGCCCAAAAATGTCAGGTAACATCACATTCTCCCTTTGGGCGAAAAGAAGCATCGCACCTTCCCGCCAGCAATGCATGCCCAGTACTTGCCATCTTCACTATCCTGGGTGTGTTCGTGTGGAACAAGAAATTGATAGTCTTGTTGGTCGAACATTGATTTGAAGCGCAGGGTGTATCCGTTGGGCGCTTCATCCACCTCTTGTGGAGCCTGCAAAGGTTGGCAGTCATCTTTGCCGCAGCACAGCGAGCCGTCAGGCCCTCTATATCCGCCCTTATTGATCCATGCGTATTCTCCGTGGGCAATGGCCATTCCGCTTAGCGCCACAGACATCACAAACGCCATCAGCATTCTTGTCATGACACAACTCCTGGACCTCATCATTCAGGGCCTTATGAACTTGACCAATATCCCGAGATAGTACCTTGCCGTGTTCCTCAGCGAAAGCAGCTGTCTTGAGGGCTGCTTCTTCCATTGCTCTGATTATCTTGCTGTTACCCCAGAAGCGCCAAAATCCATAGCTCATTTGGTTTCTCCACGGTGCTCTTTGAGATAACGAACAACAGTCAAAACATCTGTTAGAATTTCCTTGAAGCCCAAATAATTGGTTACTTCGATCTTAGAGTTTTCAACCATCTTGTTCAAGCAATCAAGGTGATTTTGTCGGGCCTTCTGCAACTCACGCCAGAGGAATACGATCACTAGCCCAAGTACCAGAGCTATGATCGGTGACCCATCCACAATCTTGTCGATTGCCTTTTCCACGGCGCACCTCAGGGATATGGAAACTCACGCAAGACTATACTGGGGAAATCTGCTGGCGCCTGATTAATTGCTGGGAATGCTCTTTGATTGCGGACGGCTTCAACTACGCTACCTCCGCCACCAGCTGATGAAACTGCTGCTGAGTTCCCATTATAGAACCCTGGACCACCATAAGCCAACGAAAATGAACTGTCAACATCAGTTGACTGAACAAATGTTGGGATGCCATATAGGCCAAGGATAACGGGCATTATGCAATGTCCGGTTGCGCCGGATACACCCAGTATCCAGATCTTGTGTTGAACCCAGGGATGTAGAGTTGAGCTTGGATAGTCCCAGTCTCTCTGGGGGTAATAGTGTGGACCATGAAATAGGCTGAGCCAGCCGTCAGTGAAGTGCCAGACCAGCTATTGACATTGCCAGATTTCAGATAGCGCGAACCACAGATCAGTGGATTGGTTACTTGCCCACTGAATGCGTGCGTAAGAAACATCAGTTTGCCGTGGTAAAGATCAGGGTTGGGAGCACCAACACCATATATCGGCCACGCAACACTTACCGGAGTTCCTGAGCTCACCCTGATCCAAGCAGTCGCATCAGGAGTATGGTTATGCAACCTGCCTTGCGCAAAGATAAGGTCAGATCCTCCTGACATTACTTCAGTGCAATAAGTTTCACGACCAACATAATTGGCTTGAGCAGATGTGGTGCGATAGGTCTGGTGCCCACCGCTTGGCCCAATGATGCGTGGCCCCTCTCCATAAAAGTCATCAACAAAGAGGCGTACATTGGCATTATCAAAGTCAATAATTCCTGTTATGAACCCATTATTGGGTTTAATGCCACTAAGTCTCCGAATGCGAAGTGGGCGAAGATAATTTGGAATGGTTCCTCCATTCCAAGTAAAAATTGCCCCCAGGCTATTACTATCATTATGAATGTGTTGGATTTCTACATCATATGTTGCAGAAAACAAACTGCGAATAACTGAACTAGCAGTAATTGTAATCTTGCCTGCATTCAAAGGACGACTGCTAAACAGGAAAGTATTTAGTGAAGTTGTGATAGTCACATCAGAAAGATTGGGGATTTCAACCCCTGCTGCTGTTTCCCAAGACGCGGTACGACCATATACTTGCCAATTGGCCTTCTCCAAAGCAGCCTTGTTTTGATCGTTACCAACCAAGACAGGTGTCTGAAGGTTCACGCTGTTAACCATTGTGAAATTGTAAATTGCGAACGCGCCACGCGGAGCTACACCCCGGTTTGTAATTGCGCTGCTCGTCACAATAGTAGGATATGGTGATGAGGCATCATTGTCCCAGTCTGGTGTCGCCCCTGACTGCGGTGCTGTGGGACGCATATCAAAGAAAACGTCCTGTGAGTTCGGCCAACCAACCAACCAGTTCCATGCTGCGACGCTGTTTGATGACAATTGCCCAGAGTTGCTGCCCCAAGATACAGTACCACCCGAAACAGGGATGTCTTCAAAGTGGGTGCGTCGCACCCAAACAAAGTCGCCAGCAACCGGGCCAGAGCCAACCCTGGCATAGAGGCTGGTAATGTTGATAGTGGCATTGACTGCCGACGTTCCAGAGTTATCGCCGGCAGCAGCGCTGTCTACATACCAATCGGTCATTAGCGGAACCTTTCCATAATGACAGTCACGCCGAACGTACCAGACGTCACGGAGTGGTTGCCCTGAATAACGACACGCCCAAACAGGAGAGCCCAGCTTGCGACGTCAGTATTTTTGAATGGGAAGCCAGCTGCGTCGCGGAAGTATGACGAGGCGACATCTGACGATCCACTGGCGCCATATGACCGTGTCAATGTTTCATATACGCGCTCGCTGCTAACACGAGCCGAACCACTATGGAGCAACAGCTTGTAGTCAAACACGTTAACGCTGTTGGCCTGGATAGTTACATCGCGGATGATGCCACGATGACCAATGGGTATTGCGAAATTGAACGCTGAACTGGCGCCTGTTGCGGCAACACCAGATGTTACGATGGTGACCAACTCTGGGATTTCCCGCTTGCCAGGATTGATCAGAATAGCGTTCAGAGCGAGGGCAACGCCCACCGGGAAGTCAGCGCCAGCGTAGGACGCCACATGTAGGCCAAGAGAAGCAGGGTCTGGACACGCGTACACAGGCTGGCCCATCACTAGTGAGCCGACGCTGAGACTGCGCGTTATGCCTACATGGGTAAAAAGGCCAGTGCCTCCTGATCCAACTGACAACCTGCTCATGCCGTGTGCATGCTTCAGATCAAGCGAACGCGGATCATATGGGAACGCATAGCCGGAATTGTTCAACCAAATGATTGAGGCGCTGGCAACTGCAATCCCGGCCAAAGCGCGGAATGTGAACCCGCGCTCTAGTATTTGGAAATTGCTGTTCAGCCCTGTGTCCCAGTCGGCTTGACCGGCCTGTTGGACTTCCAGGTCATTATCATTAGTGAAGCTCATTGGAACAACTCCAGTGACAGGACTTCAGTCACGGGCGTGTGACCGAATGCATTGTGGCCTGCAATAGTGAATCCCAATATTCCGCGCCATGCGCCGTTGTCGGCAATATTCATGGAATTGGAATAAGTGAAATATGGCGAACCAATGTGCATTGATCTGACTGTATTTCCGCCAGAACCCACAACATTGATGTGCCATTCTTTGGAGGCTGGATCAGCCGCAAAGTTTCCATAGTGCTGAGTCCCACCATAGCCACCAAAGCCAAAACCAGTCTTTCCAGCGACATCGTGCCACTTAACCTCAATGTCAATTTCTGAATTGACTTGAGCAACCCGTGTCCCTCTGTACTCATATCCGCTCCATACCCAAAACGGGGTACTTGGCGGGCGCGGCTTATACACAATCCCTTGGACAACATATGTGCCGGCATCAATTGATGAAATGTCTGCGTGATATCCAAGAAGATTATATGGCACCACTTTGTAATATATGGTGCGGCCAATTTGGTCCTCATTGAATGCCTGCGCGAATATGCCACCACCATGCTTATGCCAATAGTCCCCCGAGTTATGAGCATGGAAGTATGTGCCACCCCAGCCACGATAGACTTTGCCCAAACGATATGTGTTCTGGCTCAGCAGTGTAACGCTCTCATAAGCAAGCATCTCACTGCCAGCCCACATTAGGCCAAGGCCAATGGCGCGGGCTGCTGGTGTCACTTCATCAAGCGTGGCATCAAAACTGAATGCCAATGATGCAGGATCGTGGGATGCAGGGAACAATGCAACTTGTACATTGACCGCAGTCTCTCCATTGTTAGGCAAATCCGACTGGAGAACTCCCGCAATAGGATAGGGCTGTGTGTCCAGCACTGGCGCATACGTTGTACCATCTGGGGAAACGTACAAGGTAGCTCCAGCTACGAAGCCATCTGGCAGATAACCAACATATAGTTTGGCAGAGCCAGACTGCTGAAATTCTGGCGGGAGCTCATACATTGTCTGCATGAGCGGAATACGCGCATTACCAGTAAGCTGACTAATGGTTGATTGGCTGGTTGAATCAAACCCGCTGCTCACTTGGAGACTAGAAACGTATGCCAGTTCTTGCACCGCCTTCACTTCAAAGCGTTGCTTGCGCTTTTCCTCCCACCGCGTAATACGGCACTGCGTGTTCAATGTGCTGTAGCTATCTACCAATGTGATGAGATCGCCCGGTTCAAGGTCTTGATCCTTGGGGCCAAGCATGAAAGAATAGATGTCGCGCGCATAGAGATTATTGATCAATGCGCGCAAAGCAATGGTGCGGGCAGTATTCTCTGCCATTACAAACTGTGGCGGAAATTCCTTCTTCCTAATGCCAGTTACATCTTGATCAACTTCATCAGCATCTTCAACTTGGTTCTGCTGATAATCAAGGTTACGATCAATGAAATTGACCAGCACTTTATTGAATGTATCTTGTGGCGCACCCTTGCTAATTGAAACTGGCGGCTCACCTACTTTGTCAATTAGCAGATGGTTATTATCAATGGTCCGAACCGGGGTTGATTGATATTGCTGGACGCCAAATTTGACTGTGCCCTCTGTTGTAATGGCAAGAAAGCCACCATACACAGCTAACAGCAATTCAATTGTGTCGAGTGATCCTTGCTCGCGGCGATATTGCGTGCTGACGAGATAGTTGTTTGCTTCACAAAATTGGAATGCAAACTGATAGCTTGTCTCATCAATATCAGCGTAAGCGAAGCCAATCCCAAATACTGGGTGCGCTAAAATCTCGCGAATAATGGCTGGGGGTGGGATGTCAACACCGCCAGAAAGATTGAATGTTCCAAATTGTGAAAGCCAGGGCGAACCCTTGCTTTCAGCACTTAATCCTATTCCGGTCCAACCACCAATGTACACATATTCTCCAGAACGGAGAACCATGGACATCATATCATAGTCACTAGTAGAACTTGAATCACCAAAATCTGATGGCAAGAATACAGACCCAGAGCCCTGGGCATATTCGCGCGACTGCTCTGTGACAGGGTTCCAAACAAATGCACGGATAGTGAAATAGTTTGGTTCGCTGGCGCCACCCAAATTGAAATCATATTTGTTGAAGAAAATCAAAAAGCCGCCTTGGGGCAAAGCCTCTACAGCAGCAAAGTATTCAAAGTATCCAAGTGCAGCATTAACATTGCCTTGAACATCTTCCCCTTCATCATCAAATGGGATTTCATCAGCATTGCCAGTCCGATCATTGAACTTGTCATTGACAACTACAATGTCAGAATCAGAAATGCTAATTGAAATGAATTTGTTTACCCCTGAGATTGTGTGCTCAATGCTTGTATAACCTTGGCCATCAGCAGGACCAACAGGGAGCCTGAAAATGAATCCATTTGGATAAGCAGCATAGTTATCAACGATGAATGGCACTTTCAAGGCACCAGAAGCAGAGTGCTGATCGCGCGTCGGCTTGCTCACATACACATAGTAATAATCCCTAGCAACCAAAGTCAGGCTGATGGTGTATGTTGGCAGTACAAAACCAATTCTTGTATTGCGGATAAATGAATAATTACCATTGCTGCTATGTGAACCAAGATAGTCCAATTTGGATGATGGAGCATAGAGCACATGCGGAAACTCTCTAGCACCAAATGTACCGGATGATCCAAGATGGTTAAATGAACCGCTAATCAAATTAGTGATTGATGGAAGGCAAGCAAATGCCCTGGCTACCCCACCAATACCATTTCCGCCAAACAAATAAAGCGGGGCATCTTCATCCATAGCACCGCCATGGGTGATAAATCCATCAGTCAAATATGGAACAAAAGTTGATCCGCGCTCATAGTATCCATGACCAATATAGGTCAATCCACCATCTGATTCATTTTGGAAAACGCAAATATGTAGAACTTCAGAAATTCCAATAACTGAATGGATTTTACAGACACTATATTTACCTCCCATAAGCACTGACCATGCACCTATGGAAAGGTTAACCGATCCAGTATCAATGATGCTGCTAATGTTTGGATTGACAATATCAATAATCTGCTGGACTGTATATGCCTGCCTTTGTACCCCTTGAAAATCAATAATTCTGACAACAACAGTGCTTAATGTGCCAGAATTGACCCAACCCAACGTCATTTGGTATTTGGTAAATCCAGCGTGTTGCCATTCAGTCAATGGATCAAGTTCATCAATGGCCCACAAGAAGTCACTTATAGGAGTGATCTCAGCACCACCAGGGCCAATCTCTACAAAGAGTTGTGGCACATTAGGATGGGAGCCTAGCTCCAATTCTTTGAAACCAATCCAAGCGGTATGTGGCCAACCAACATTAAACCCGACCACGCTGGTAAGATGTGTCCAAAACTCATCTACATTACTTGAACCTCCAAAGAACACTCCCTCAGTGAAGTGGAGCGAAGCCTTCTCAGCATTACCAGAAGGTGGTACCAGACCGAAACTCTCACCAATAATAGAGCCGGTGAGCTTCAAAATAGTGTCACTTGATAGGCGCTGGGTTCCAACCCAACCACCATATAATGTGTATGCTTCAGGGACCATACCAAAATGATAAATCAAATCCCATTTGTAGGTATATGCCACTGTGGTAGAGCCGCTACCAGCACCACCTTTTGCCCCCATCCCAGAGCCGCCACCTTTGGCAGCGCCAGCAGGTTGGCTTGATGTCTCTTGCCTAAGTGTTTGGAAATTGTTCTGCCAAACTATCTGCGATGACACCTTATTAGTGCCAAACAGAACTGGTATGGTGACGCCGCGCAAAGCTTGATTAAACCGGGGCATTTCCTCAGCCCCTGGATCAATTATTTGGTTCTGTTCTTGGGTTTTCTTACCAAACAGCCATGAGCCTACAAGCCAGCCAACCGCAGCACCCAATTGCGGCATGCCAACAAAGCCACCAGCTACCGCGCCAGCTGCGGCACCTCCAAGAGGACCAGCAAACTCACCCATTGGTTTTCAGGTCAAAATACTTGACTGGAACAAGCTTCCCTTGGCGGTAGAATTCAGTGATCCTTGTTTCAACCACAGCGCCCGCTCCAGTCCTGCCCTTGGCATGGATGAAGGTACCTTTCTCGGTACAAATTGCGCCGTGGCAAAATGACCTGCCAAACTTAAATACAGCCAGTCCTGCTGGCACCGGGAGCAGGACTTCAGTAACGTACTCTGATATATGTTCCAGGTAAATCTCATTGTTATCCTTATGCACTCCCCAATCCTGTGCGTAGCAATCAGGAAATGGTTTGAGTGGGATAAACTGACAATAGACTGCTTGGATGAAACCACCACAGTCAACGCCAGCCCTGGTCTGCCCCTTATGATGGAAAGAGACACCAATCCAGGTGCGTGCTTCCTTTAGAATGCTTGCTCTTGTTTTGGTATCCATGGGAAAGCCAATGCCCTGCCAGTATTGTTAAACTTGCTCAGGCAATCGGTTATGATCCGCTTGCGACAGCCTGGGAAGATTTCAATGATGTCACCACTTGATACCGCATATGGGAGGCGATGGAATAGCGCCAAAGTGCTCCCGCTGTGAACAAGGATGCTTCTCAGTTGCCCTGAGTTTTGACCAGTCTTAAAGGTGACGCGCCCACGGTCGAAGTGACCGTTGGAATATGCTGAGAGTGAACCAGCCGTAGTTGTGAGCGTGCGGAACTCTGTGGAACTAAGAAGTTGTAGGGAGCGAACTGTGAAGCTACTCGCATCGACGCCACAACCCACACCGCCAAAGCGCCAAACGCAAGTGTCCATATAAGTGTAGTATGGCCATTGTACATCTGCACTATTCCACCTGTTGCGAAGCTGACCGGTGATTGCGTCACGGTTATAGGCAAAGTCGCCCATTCGGCCACGGTAAATTGTCACATTGCCCAAGTCAGGTGAATTGACTAGGACGCGGCGAACAATCAAAGATGCGTGGTCAAAATTATTTGAAACCAACACTGCTGGCAATACTGTGCCAGTATTAGCCATCACAAAGTCTGTGACATTAACACCAAGGTCATTGCTTTCCTCAATGCCATTGACATTTCTACCAGGGAACGGATACCACTCAAATCCGCTCGACACCATGACCTTGTTTGCCACGGTCCAACGAAACACTTGTAGTGCTGTTGTGAACTCAAGCAACTCAGTCAGCTGGATACCTTCCTGCTGGAGCGCGAGCCAGAATGCTGAGGATACGCTTCTCATGATGTTCTAGGCAGAAGCTCCTCAAGCACGAAAGAGCCGTTGAATTGATCCCACAAGAACGATTGCTCTTGGAAATCTGCAAACGCTACTTTTCTGAAATAGTGACCTGAAGCGGAAATGTTATCTGCTGCCGCCTTGCCGATGACCAATTGCACAAAGCCATTATCAAGACTGACAACATAATGAGACCCAGATATAAGAGTGCCAGAAAGAGCAGACACAAAGACCAGATTAGCACTATCAGGAAGGAAGTTCCAACTATGAGCCTCCACAAAATAGAAACCAGAATTGGCAGCAATAGTCGGGCCAGATGGGACCTGGGTGATACCTTGGACCAAATAGTCATAAGGGTCTTTCACCACAAAAGGTTCAGTTTTGCCCTTGCGCTCATTGTAGAAGTTATGGAGGCTCGATTGCTTGGCGCGCCCCATATTGCGAACGGTGAATGCCATGCGAGTGTAGAGCGGTCGATCCCATCCAGTTGTAGCCTGGCGGGCGCCGCTATCATACCTGTAGACACTCTCGTTCCAGCTTGGGACGCGATCCATAGGAAGGGGCAGGGGCGATGTAACAAAGATTGGAAGGGTCATGTCCTGAAGCCCCTATTGAGACGTTGGCGCTGTTGAATTGCTTCTACCAGGGCTGACCCTTCCCTCATGAACAATTCGCGCACACTTCTGGAATCAACAGCATTAATGCTAATGTTCCAGCTACCTGAACCAGCACGCATTTGTTGACCTTCTGTCTCAACACTAACGCGCTCACCAGGAGAGGCCATGAACTTAACCGGGACAGAATCAGTCCCGCCAGTGCCGCCAACAAGGAATGATCCGCCGCTGGCGAAGCCCATTGACGTAGCCACACCAGCACCAATCTTGCCAAGGAAGCCAACAATGCCAGACATGGCCTGGCCTTGCCCAGCATTATCCCCTGTCCCAAAGACGGCCATCATCGCCATCTTGACAAGATAGCGTTCTACTTCCTTGGTGATGTCGCGGTAGAAACTACGCAAAATGTCAGTAGCGTTTCCAGTCTTGGTAACAAGCATGTCAAGTCCAGACACCAAAGAGTTCTCCAATGACGAGGCAATATTGGTGAACATACGGCCCCAGTCGCTTGCCTGGAACTTAGCACGCTCAACAAACTTCTGCCCCTCAATCGACATCAACTCGTAAGTGCGCTTGAGACTATCAATTGCGTTCTGCGCTACATCATCTGGGATCAACCCACCATTTTTGCGCATGTTTAGTTCAATATCGCGCATCTTATCTTGAATGCCTTGCAATGATTGACGTACCTGTTCATTGGCGCGGATCGTCGCAACAGCATATTGGTCATAATTGTTCTCTGCTTGCATGACAAGCGCATTGGTGCGCTCAATCAACGCAGCATTTGTCGCTTCTTGGGTGGCGCGCTGTACTGCAATTGTTGCTTTGAACCGTTCGCGCGCCTCAACAATCTTCTCAGCTTCACCTACTCTCTCAAGTGTTTTGGCGATTGCTTCAAGAGCGACACGTTTTTGGTCAACTGAGGCGCGAGACTGTCTGATGGCAAGCTCAGTCTTTTCGATCTTATCGCGCAAATCTTCAAACTTTTCCTTTGCTTTATCCACCGCTAATTGGATAGGATCAGCAAAACCTCCAAACGACTCAAGAGCGCGATCAACCTCTCTGTTCATGTCACGTAAAGTGACGGCAATTTGAAGGAACTGCTTGTCTATCTTACCGCCAATATTAGCACCGGCCATGCGCTCAAGTCCAGAAATGACTTGCTTGTACTGGCCAGCCGTCATCATAAGTGATACGAGTTCCTTCTGAAGCCCAGCCTTCTTATTTGGATCAGTCTCTTTGCTGATACCATCGCGGACATCACCAATGATCTTTTGCAGTTCACCAAGGCTTTTCTTCTGCTTAGCCACATAAGTGGCCATTGAATCGCCGCCGCCTTGGAGGCGAAGCTCAGCTTCAGACATAGTCTTGTTAACTTTTTGCAGAGCCTTATCTTGAGCGTCGGTCAAACCACCGAACGTCTTGATCTGTTCAAAATTCTTAACAGTTTCTTCGCGCAGCTTTTTGAATGATTCAACGGTCTGCTCGATACTGGCGCGAAAGTTCTGGACTCCCATTTTCTCAGGATCAGGAAGCGCCATTTCCTTTTCCATGGCGCCTTTATCCCAGAACGCCCGGTTAAACGGATTGTTCTGATTCAAGCGGCCAAGCTTGTCATCTGCACGAGCAGCATCCAATCTGCCGCCCAGGCCCATTTCTTTCAACGTCTTATCAATATCCACCTTAGCTCCGCCAAAGGCATCCATGATGCCATTGCGCAAGAACAAGCCAATGCGGACACCAAGCGTTTCAAATTGGTCAGAAAACCAAAGAATGATATCACGAACAATGCGCGCCATATCTTCAACAAGGCCGAGTGCGCCACCAATGAGCGCCCCCTTCTTACCAAAGATCATATAACCAAGCAAGCCGCCAGCCGCAGCATCGCCAAGGTCCAATCCGATGGATGAAGCAGCATCATTGACACCACCAATGAAGGCAGCAATCAATCGAATGATGCTATCCAATTGTTCATGGACAACGCCAAACAAGGCGCCAGCCAACGCACCCTTCTTGCCAAACAAAATGAAGCCAAGAATGCCACCACCAATTATTTCAGCAGGGATGCCACTAATTGACCCAGTCACTGCTGATGCGAGATTGCTGATCATGCTGATTAAAGACTGGAGTGGCAACGTAGCTTTGTATGCCGCCTCAGCAAAGCTGATCAAACGCCGATTAAATGCTTCAATTCCGCTCTTGGCATCTGATGAAGCCAGGTATGCGTTCAACCGGGACAGTTCATCATTTGCCTTTTTGATGAAGGCAGTGAATACGTCCAGATAACCGGAACGCTGAAACAGCAGTGCGAACTTCTCAAATTCGTTGCGCGTTTGCATCAAAGACCCAAGGAAGGTGGTCTTGAGCAATTCGCCAGCCCCGGCATATTTCTTGCCGAGGGTATCAATCATTGCAGTGAAGCCCTTCTCAAACTCCACCCTACCTCGGCTGACATCCCTGATCAATTGGGACACAGAGATACCCATGCCCTCAGCCATGGCACGGATCGCAGTGGGGATCGCTTCACCCAACTGCTGACGCAATTCTTCCATTGAGATCACGCCCTTACCAGCCATCTGCTGGATGGCGATAGTGGCGCGGTTCAGGATGTCAGTGTCACCGCCGAAGGCGGCAATGCCATCAAGCAGTTTTTTGAGAGGCCCGTTGCCCTGGTCATCAACAATGGGATTGATGCCAGCAGCCTTCAGCTTAACGAAGGCATCAGACACGCCCTTAATGGTGTACGGAACCCTGGTGGTCAACGCCACCAACTGGTCCATCTTCTTGTTGGCTACATCAAGGGAGCCTTCAAGTGACGCGAGGCGAAGCGTCAACTGCTCCAACTGACCGGCGGTCTTGAGGAAGGAAACGCCCAACCCCAATACCGCGCCAGTCGCCAGATACTTCAGAGTGCGATCAACATTCCGAAGTTGGAGATCAAAGATTTCGGCAGATCGGCTGGTTGCACCCAGCTTCTTCTCAAGCTGGTCGAGCAGCGCAATTGCCTGGGACCCAGTGGCCTTGATCTGGATTAGGAGTTGGGCTATGGCCATTATCTTTGTGTCCTAATCCGATCCAGTTCCTCTTTTCGCATCAGGTTCATAGTTGTGCATATGATTTCCATAGACCTAATGAAGAAAGCGTCCTGCCTGCCTATCGGGCGGCTATCAGGGAGCCGCGTTAACCACCATCCAGTTTCCTTGACTTCATAGAGGCGAAAGAACCATCCCAGATAGTATGTGCATGACCAATGTGTAGTCGTCAGCAACCCGACTTTTTCAGCCCTAATTGGGAACTGACTTAGTCTGGTTGCTGTTTCAAGTTTTTTGTGTCTGTCTCCGAAGGGGTGGAAATCTCGCACAGCTTGTTAACGATGTCTGCCAACAGAGGCATGAACGACGGGTACTTGGTGACATCCTCAATGCTGAGGCTTTCTCCATTCACATCGTTCAGATTATTCATCTTGGCGCGATGAATGATGATCTCAGCAGCATCTTTACTGATAGCTCGCATTTGTTTCAGATACTTGCCCATGGACTTCTCGTCCACTTTCTCATCACCGTTCTCATCACCAATGACGCCCTTAAATGCCTCCATCAAGTGCATCAGTTCCTCAAAACTGAGTGGCGTCAGTTCAACCTGACACTGCTCAGCTAAAGGAAGTGTGGTATTGTCGTTAAAGTCAGGAGTGTAGATGATCTTCTTGGAGAAAGAAACCTTCATAATGCCCTCTGAGGTTCCGGGTGAAGCTACTTCTTGTGGAGTTCTCTCACTTGAATGCGCCGAGAACTGGTGGCGTAGTAGTCACGTTTGGTGCCAGGACCAATGATGTCGCAGCCAGTGACTTTGTATTCCTCACCGAACATATGATCCTCGGTGAGCACTGCAACATCATGCCCAGCGCCAGCAGAAACTTCAACAGTGACTTTGGTGGTCATGAACGATCCTAGTAGAGTGAAGTGATATTGGTGAGGCGAGCCTCGATCATATAGGCGCTCGTCGGGTCACGCTCAGCCTTGCCGGTGAACGAAGTGATCAAACGATTGGGTCCACCAATCGGGGTGCTCCAAGACAGGAACTTGAACTGCGGAATGTCAATTTCCAACGTAGGGAAAAAGGCTGACGCGGGATTTCCGATCACCATCAAGCTGTTGGTGTTCCGCAGAGTTAGACGCAGAAAACGGTTTTCATAAACAACGAACGCATCATACTCCGCTTGTGAGCGGAATGAAATGGTTCCATTGATCTGAGCGCGCCTGAACTCATTGACCTGGAACTCGGCATAGTTCTTGGTGCCGTCAAGCAGGACAACGCCTTCCAGTGGGATGTTCAAGTTGATATTGATGGCCTCAAAGTTCGTGTTCCCAGCGAGCGAGGACACGCCCGGTCCAGCCTGAACCGATGCCATATCCCACACAAACTTCTTGGACTTGGGAACCGTCATGTCACGGATGGCGTCAATACGAGCAAAACGCTCCACCTTGCGCCACATGCCAGTCGCAACCGATTTGACAAGCTGGCCAGCCTGCACCTGTATTTGGTGCCCGTGTATCTGACCTCCCTGGTAGAAGAAGGCTGAGCCTGTGTCCTTGTACACCATGGTAGTATACACAGGCAAGAAATTGTTTTGATCCACAGCGGTCTGGATCGGAACAAACTGATGCATGAACACTGGTTGACCAGCGCCATATGCGTTAGAGTTGGCGCCCGTGGAACCTGCATTGCAGAGAAGGGTGCCGGATGATTGGCCGAAGGTGGCCCTCATCCAATGACCCCAAGCATCAGGGTTAGGCTCCAGATTGATGTCGCCGGCAGCAGAGTCAATGCCCTTATGAGAGGGCGGAGCATCCTTGTTGCCGGTGATGCTCGCTTCCTCCAACTCTTGGAGTTGGTGTTCGATGCTCTCGCTGACGAAGTCAGTCCAGATGTTGGCAGACCCCACTGAATGGTAGAGTGAGCCAGCTTTGTACAGGGCAACTTGGCCACCAGTACCAGAAGCCATTTGTAGTGCCTCCTGTTACGAAGCGTTTATGTCCGCTTCGATGGTTACAGAGAAAGTGGCCAAGGCAAGATGCCCACCGCCTTGGTCTGGAGTACCTGCCCCAAACTTGATATCTGGCCCGACCGTTGATGTGGAAATATCAACATGGAAGTCGGCATTTCCTTTCACAACTGCCATCGCCCGGTTGAGCAAATTATCACGAACTCTAGCTGCTTTATTGAAGTGAGTAAAGTCGAATGAAACGATGTCGATGTCAAAACGTGCTGTGACGTAATATCCATTTGGAATTGAACGAATTTCCGACGCACCTTCTGTCAAACGGACATTGATAATCGGCATGTGGTCAAGCCGATCCTCCCTATCCATCATTTCGATGAAGAATGAATCTTGCTTGACAGAAGCAGCCAGAGTGGCATCTGCCTTGAGCAAATCCCTTAACGCTTCTTGGACGCCATAAAAATCAAGCACGGAGCCTATCCAACCTTTCTGCCCATTCCTTTAGAGTGACAGACACCATGCTTTCCATTTCGCGTTGTGTTGGATAGACACGGCGGCGAGGAACCTTAACTGGTTTCCGCTTTGTAAACACAGCCAGTATTCCACCGGACTTACTGGGAACAACCATCCTTTTGTGCTGTACCCCACGGACAGAGAAACCAGTATTATGCTGATCCAAATTCCACTCAGTACTCGGCGCATCAAAGTACACCTCAGCTGATGAATTGCTCCACTTCGCCTTGATAAGTGGACGAATGGCGATCAGTGCTTTGCGGCGGCCAGTACGAGATTTTGTCCATTGACTCAGACCGGGCCAAGGCGTATTGCGGCCTTGGAGTGTGATGGTTTCGCGGACATAGTCTCGTGCAGTTCGCGCCAAATCAGCATAGACTTGACGTGGGTTGCTGATTTCTTCTTTGAACTTACGGACAAGGCGCCTGACCGCTTTGTCATCATAGAGGATTGCTGCCATTATGGTGTGGTGGCATCATCGGTGCGCTGGCCCTTCTCATAGTCAGCGCGATCCTCATCCACCCGCTGATCCTCCATGTTGATGACTGGCGAAAAGATACCATGATAGCCTTGCCCAGATGACCACACTTCCTGATCGCCTGTGGTCAAAATAGAGGCGCTTGATATCACCATTTCACCCTCAGCGATCTGCTCCAACATCTTCATCGACCGATCATATCTGTCTTTGACATAGTCGGGCACTTGAGGCAGCTTTTCGACAAGCATGTTGAATAGAGCCAGATCACAAGCAATGTGGGTGATCAGTGGACTTGCCGGTACAGGCGTTTGGTAACGCCGTCCCAGGTAAGCATCCATGATGCCTTCAGCACCATAAATGAACACTGAGTTCACTTCTAAACTTGTGACCTGGAGCGTCTCAGTGCCGACCATTGTGTAGATCGGCTTGTAGCGAGGCAACAGATCGGCATAAGTGGCGTAGCTCATTGCCAGTATCCACTCGTCCTTTTGTTCAGTTCGTCGCGCATGAACTGCTTGAGAGGATAGGCAAGTTCATCAGGATCATCAAAAATGCCAGCATATGCCATCACACCGCCAGTGTCTGGCATTTTGACCATGACTTCAAAAGGGATGCCCCTCCCCAAGATCGTCATGGCCTCGCTGACATATCCTAGAGCTTGCTGATATCCACTCCCGATGTTCTCAAACAGACGGGAATTTTTCTTGTAGAATTGTACGGCTTCCTCAGCCAACTGGCGAGCGAAATTCATGTCCCTCTGTTCGAGCGACCACCGCATCTTATGGATGGTATCACGCAACCAAAGATAGAGCCCAAGCTTACGCTCAGGGTACACTTGGCGATCCCACTCCAAGAATGGGTAATTGCGTTGAAAGCGATCACGACGAACTGCATCATTCACATATCCAACGTGGCCAATGTCCACATTGTGCATGATCATACCAAACCCTGGCCCTCCATTGAAGCCCTTTTCGGCATGTTCATGGACTTTCCCATAGAATGTGAACGATCCATTATTACGGAACAATCGGGCAGGCTTATCAAGCTGTGCTGGGGTGCCACGCGGATCGACCGTAAAGTGGTGCTGGTGGATCGCATAGCTGTCAAAGGCATTGTTACGCAGATAGCTATACCAGGCACCTGGCGACAGATACTCGTCAGTGTCGATCCAGAAAATCCAGTCACCATCAAGACCTTGCGCGGATGTGTTCCTGGCATCATCAAACCCGAACTTGCCCGGTTCAATCTTGGGAACTTGAACAACACGCATCTCAACCCATGGATGCTGAGTGGCCCAATTCTTGATCAGAGATTGGGTGTTGTCTTGGGACGGACCAAGTGCAATCTGAATTTGCTGAGTATATCGCCCAATGCTGTTGAGAGTGCGAAGGATGGTTTCCTCAGAATTCATAGCGATGATTGCGGTCGAAACAGTTTGCCGGCAACGGTGCTGCTTGGCCTTCTCCAAAGGATCAATGGCATAGATCGGCTTGTGGTCAACTTGATAAATGTACACAAGATGACCAAGAGCGCGACCATCCACCCCATGACCGATGGTGATATTGGCCATTTGACAGTGTTCTTTGTCCGCAAACATTTTGCGGATCATCCACTTGTTGATATGCCAAATGTGAGCGCGCCAGCCCCATTGGTTGATGTCATACAGCCCGATAGCTTCCCAAGGACCGGATGGCACTGTGATGATGATTTTACCCCCTTCCTTGATGTGGCTCTCGATTTCCTCTGTCAATTTCCAAGGCTTCTCAACATGCTCAAGAACCTCAGAAACGACTGCTGCATCATAATCGTTACCAGCAATATCCTTGGGCCCAGTCACCAAGTGGAATGACACATTCTTTAGACCATCTTGATCAGCATATTTCTGAGCCAGAACAAGATTGCTCTGGGCGAAGTCGTGCCCAAAAAACAATTTGTCAGGAAAATGCTTGGCCAATCCAAGGATGATTGTGCCTTCAGCGCACCCATAGTCAACCACCTTTGATCCAGGCGGCAACTGAGCAATTGCTTCTGCGATAGATTTGAAGCGATCAGTGTTCTCCAAATTCGGCTTGACACGTGCCCCCTTGGCATCTTCGTTCTTGTAATAACGCTCATAGTAATCAGCGAACGTCTCGCGCCCGAACAAGTAAGGATACCATTGCTCCACGCGTCCGATCAGTGTACGCACACCTTTCGTGAGTTCCCTGGGCGGTAGGCTGTCGGCGTATGCTTTCGCTGCTACAACATCGCTATCCTCGATGAGCGAGAATAGTTTGCTGTAGGCAGAGGGCTGTAGAGGCTCTGCCCAAGAAGCCATCTGCTTTGCCACATCATCCCAATAAAGGTCTTGGCGCTCGCTCAAGCGCCGCTGGAGTTCGGCATACTCCGAGGGATGTTCATGGAGCCAACGTATCTTTGCTGCGAACTCAATCGGAAGCTGGGTTGAACTGCCATACGTCCGATCAGATTGAGGCCCAACAAAAACTGCGTCGCCCCCCAATGTCTCAGGTAAAGCGCCATGATGGGTGCAGATGAAAGGAAGGTGCTGCTCAATAGCTTCGCGCGCAAGGATGCAGCTAACTTCTTCAAAGCCAGTAGGGTAGACATATGCCCAAGTCTCCGACATGAGTTGACGAAGTTGCTTTTGAGTCAAGCTACCGAGCATTTCCACGTTCGGCATTTGCTTCATGCGATTGAACAAGAACTCATAATAGCCACGCATGTGCTCAGGGTAATTGTTGTACATGCAGACTTTGAGCTTGAAATCAGGCAGTCGATCCATAATGCCGCCTGGCTTGATCAAATTGTCAAGACCGCGCTCAGGGCGTGCGGCATAAAGCAGCGTTTTGTCTTGACGTGGGAATACCTTGTCAATGTTCCACCTGCTGATACCATTGCGAGTGGCGCGAATGTTAGCCAAAGGGTAGCCAATCACTTTGTGGATTTGCTGACGGTGGTATTCGCTTACTGTCCAAATCTCATCAAAATTGAAGGCATGCTGTAAAAGCATCGGCGTGTACTGATGATAGGTTGCCAAATCATGGCACCATAGCACTGCTTTCCTTGCCTGATGCGGAACACCAAACAGGCGCGGATCACGACTAACGATCAGCAAGTCAACTTCGGTGTTTGCAGCAAATGGGCCATACGCCTCAATTTGGACGTATCGCACCTTATCAGGACCAATGGACCCAGATTGAATGAAGTCAGGGCGCCCTGGACCGGGGAGATTGCAGAACAGTGTGACCAAATGGCCCAAAGCCCGCAATTCTTTGGCTATCATCAGAGCAGCAGTCTCGCTGCCGCCGAGCGAGAAGTGGTCGAGAGTGTTCGGGCCAAAAGCCAAGCCCGGAGATACGATGGCGATTTCCATTAGATGCCCCTAAAGGAAGTGGGCTGGGAACGACGGGGCATCGTCATTCCCAGCCCTACCTGCGCAGGGTACGAAAAAGCCACAGAGGATGCCCCCTCTGTGGCTCATTCTGCTTACGGATCGAGCGAACTGACGCGAATGGCCAGATCGTTCGACACCACCTTTTCGTCCTGGTAGTAGTTGATCTCCAAGCCATAGCACTTGCGCTTGGCATCGAACGGATACCGTTGGACGGCCATAGGAGTGCCGAACAGCGGGCTGGTCCACCGGAAGGCGTTCAGCCACGTATCGGTCATCATGCCCGACAGGTTCTCGATGTAGGCGAACCAGAAGTTGCCGTTGCCGGCCCAGATGTCGGCAAAGGTGCCGCCCTGAGGATCAGCCTCAGCTGACGTGTTGACCTGGGAAAGCGGAGTGATCACCTTTCCGACACGGAAAAGGCCCGCCAGTTGCTTGTTGTCGGTGGTGACACCGCCGCGATCACCAAACAGGATGTCACGGATTTGGTCGTTCACCGCCAAGCGCCTGTGGAGCTTCTCTGGGATGATGGCCGTATTGGGATAGCGGCCAGTGATCTGCCGAAAATTCTCGCGCCAGTCCAGGATGTTGGTCAAGATCGGCACCGCAGGGCCGACCCAGCTGGAGGCTGCCACGAAGATCGTCGCCACGTTCGCAGACGCCACGCAAAGGTTCGCGACACGGACCTCATAGTCCAGCATCATCTTGTCCATGACGAAGTTGCCGGCATTCGTCGCCCACTGGAGAACGCTGTCGGCGTTCACCTCATCCTCGACCGGCCATTCAGTGCCAAGAGCATAGTTCTTGGCCATGTAGCCGTCCGAAGACACAGTCATGAACACCTTCTTCGCCTCGGTCATTGGGGCGCGAAGGGTCAGGCCAGCTTCGTGACGATACCACTCAAGGTGGCGGAACTTGTAGTAGATGTTGGACTGCTTGTCCACCGGAGTGACAGGAAGCAGTTCATCAGCCACGAAGCCATACGGGCGCCGCCCAACAACAGTGTTGGAAAGCGGCACATCAATATGGAGTTCGCGACCAGTGGAGGGAGCGGGCATTGTGGTGACCTCCTGGTTAAGCGATGGCCGCGCCGGACAACACGTTCACCAGCAACTGGCGCTCCAGTTCGACAGTGAATATGGACCCGGAAACAGCAGAAGTCATTGCGCGACCCATCAGCATGAAGGTCCCAGTGTGGGCAGCGCCCGAAGCAACTGGCGTGAGCCAGCCACCGGACTGGACCTTGAGCTTGTCGCCGATGGAGACGGCCACGGCAGCAATCGCCTGTGTGGTGCCCCAATTGACGACAGCGGCAGCTTCACCAGAATTGGGAACATTCTGGAGGATGCCATAGCCCTTGTCGAGCGCCGACAGACCAACTTTGCCGTTTGAATCAAGCTCAACCACCTTGTACTTGTGGCTGCGCAGATCGGCAACGGCCTCTTTGGTGACGGCGCAAAATTCGCCACGATAGGACATGTGTGCCCTCCTTACTGGGTGGACAGGGCGTAGCGGCCCTTGAGGTCAGGATCAGCAGCCAAAACCTGCTGCATGGCATCACCATACGACAGCTTGGAGTTGTCCTTAATGGCTGCCTTGGTTTTGGCATCCACTTCCTCGGCCGCAGTGGCATAACTGCCCTGAGCAGTCTTGCCGTCGCCCTTTTCCTTCAGAGCTACCTGGGAGCCAAGGCTCTCAAGCAACTCTTTGAACAGGACAGCGGTTGACTTCTCACCTTCACCAAACTTGATGGCGCCGGTGTTGGACATGAACGCCATGGCCATCGCTTTGTGCTTCGGAAGCAACTTGCCGTCTTTGATCGCCTGGTCCACAATCATTGTGGCTTCGGCAACGGCAGCAGTTGCTTTGACCGCCTTGACTTCCTTCTCAGCAGACTCAGCGCGCACCGTGAGTGCGTTCCGCTCTGCTGTCAGGTCTTGGACGGTCTTGTCTTGCTTCGCCACGACCTCAACGACTGCTTTGTCCACAGCCGCCTTGATCAAGGCGTCCATTTGCTCCTGACTGAACAGGGGCAGCTTGGGATCGCCAGGCATTTCGTTCTCCTGATCAATGACTGTAAGGTCAGCACCTTCCGTTCGCAGTGTTGGTTGGCGCTCTGCTGTGAACAAGGCATTGGCAATACCCGCCAAATCCTTGACTGCGGGCATCTCAACACCCAAGAGCGCAACGGCAGAAAGGACTTTTCCCCACTTCCTGCCGTTATGCTCGAATGATGCGTTGAGATACACTTCTGAACTGACGTTGTGATACCGACCAGCGCGGATCAAATCCATCAGCATATCGGGCACATCCACAATATCTGCGAACAGCTTTTTGCCGTTACGCCAAATACGGCTGATCCAGCCGAGGGTGGGGATGCCATCTTTTTGGCCGAACCATTTCTGAGCATCACTATGGCCCAGCTTGAGGTGCGGCTTTACAATGTTGCTGCCTTGGAGCCCGTAGAATGACTCAACGATGCCATCCAAATCTGTCTCGGTCACAATGACGCGGCCAGTGGAAGCATCCCATGTGCCAACACCAAAGATTTCCAAACTGCGGATTTCACCAGGCATGTGTGTGAACCTATCTCAGATGAGTGAAGAAGGGAAGCCCTGTTTTTTGACTATTTGTAT